GCCGAACATTTTTTAATCGGTATTGTTGGAACGAATAGTACTGCAAAGGCACTAGAATATTCTTTCGGCCAAGTAGATCGTAACAGTATTATGGTTGTTGATAAGATTAATAATCATATAGAGGATTTAATAGAATTTGAACCTAATATCGTCTTCCTTTGTAATGAAGTAGAAAGAAACGAAAATGGTATTGTTGACGCTGCTGAATTAGAAGACTATATCTTACGGATGCCAGGAACCGGTTTCGTAATTAAAACCCCGTTGCCGATGGCTATTGTTGAAAGAATATGCTGGAAAAATATAAAAAATGTTTATGAACCAGATTTATCATTTTTTCCTGGTGGTTTAAATGAACAAGCACAAATCAGAGCTAAGTTATCACAACCAGTGGTAGTAATGGGGGGACATCCACAATCGACTATGGCGGTCCAGGAAATCTATTATAGATTTTCAACAATAGATCGCGGAAGAGCTATTCACGTATCACCAACTGAGGCTTCTTTTATAGAACAAGCCATGGGATCTCTTATAGTTGTTCAGGAAATTTTCTATACACAACTATATGAAGCTGTAAAAGATCATGGCGGTAGTTGGCATATGATTTCATCAGGCATAAACACTGACCCGAGGGTTGGCAAAACCGCAAGGATACCGAATATAGATGGTACTTACGGATGTGAAAGTGAACAAGCAATAAACGCATTAAAATCATTAAAATCTTTCTCTGATAGGTTTACATTCCTTGAAAATTGCGATATAATGAATGATCGTTATCGGGAAAGAGATTAATTATGAGTATTATGGATAAATTGAAAAAGAATTCAAAGATTAAGTCAACGTCTGTATTGGCTGATTCTAAGTTCTTTAATAAAAAAGATATGATTACTACAGACGTGCCAATGATTAACGTTGCGCTGTCTGGTGATCTGGATGGTGGACTAGCACCAGGACTTACAGTTCTCGCTGGTCCATCGAAACACTTTAAGACGTCATTTGCATTGCTAATGGCTTCTGCCTATTTAAAAAAGTATGATGATTCTGTAATTCTATTTTATGATTCAGAATTCGGTTCACCACAGTCATACTTCCAACAGTTTGGTATCGATACCAATCGTGTACTACATACACCAATTACAAACGTTGAAGAACTAAAGTTTGATATTATTAATCAGCTTGAACAAATAGATCGTGATGATAAGGTCATTGTTGTTATCGATTCGATTGGTAACGTAGCATCAAAGAAAGAGCTTGAAGATGCTATTAATGAAAAGTCTGTAGCTGATATGTCAAGAGCAAAAGCTCTTAAAGGCTTATTCCGTATGTGTACGCCTTATCTTGCTATGAAAGATATTCCTATGTTGGCTGTCAATCATACATATCAAGAAATGGGTCTGTTCCCTAAAGCTATCGTTTCTGGTGGTACTGGTATCTATTATTCAGCAGATAATATTTGGATTATCGGTCGTCAACAGGACAAAAAAGGTACAGAGATCAAAGGTTACCACTTTGTTATTAACGTAGAAAAATCACGTTATGTAAAAGAAAAATCTAAGATTCCTATTAGCGTATCTTGGGAAGGTGGTGTACAACGTTGGTCTGGATTGCTTGAAGTTGCTATGGCTGGTGGTTATGTACAAAAGCCATCACCTGGTTGGTATCAACAATCAGGATCAGAAAATAAAGTACGAGAAGCTGATACACTAAATCCGGAATTTTGGATGCCTATTATTCAGAATACCGATTTTAAAGATTTTGTTTCAAAGCAATATAAAATTGGCGAACAGTCTCTAGTATCCATGGATGAAATTGTAGAAGAAGTATTATGACAATTCAAACACTTACTAACTATATGTGGCTTAAGACAAAAGCAACTGAAGAGATGAAAGAAAATCTAAGTAAGATTAAAGCATTTTGTATTGTTGTAAAAGGTAATGAAACGTCTGAATACTATTATAATAAAATAAAAAAGAGTTGGGAAGAAGTAGGCGTTGACCTCGAAAGATTTGATGCAATTACTCCTGAAACTATTCCTAGTAATATAATCTTTGAAAAATATCACGGTGGGGGAAAATACCGCGAGGTAAAAAAACGTCTATCGCCTACTGAAAAGGCAGTAATTGTAAGTCATCTTATGTTATGGAGTGAAATACATAAGAAAAAATATGAAAACAATCTTATTGTTGAGCATGATGCTATGCTTGAAAATGTCGAATTGTTTTATGATTGGTATTTTAATAAAAAAGAAGATGTAAGATTATATGGTATTGGTGCATCGTGTTATTCAATATCTCCTAAGGCTTCTGGCTGTATATTAAAAGAAATTGGTGAAACGAAAAAGAGACACGGATATCACTTATCTTCAGGACCTATGGTTTATATTGCACCATTAAGAAAGAATAACCCTTTTTCTGTTCTTTATTCATTTCAAAATTTTCATGCAAAAGAGCATCCTGTTTCCCATATCTACGATAGAAGGATTGGAAATAGTATTAATCATTATGAGGGTTACGAAGGTGAAGGGGCAGAAGAGGCATTAAAAAAGAACAAGCACAAAGACCATCTTCACAATAGAAATCTTTGGAAATTCTTAGATTCGGATTCGTATAGACTGGAGGAAGAATCATGAAAGAAAATGTTGATTATGAATTAGTACCAGATACTGAAGAAGGATGGCATATACGTATTCTTACTGGTGAATTTACCGAAACAGTATTTCAGTTTGGAACTATTACGGTAGAGGATTATCCTGAAGATTCTGATTCTGGGTTAATGAGATATAGCTTTGATATTATTTCAACGCCAGATCCTACTATTGCTACAGATAATATAGACGAAAATATGCCGTTACAGAAAACAGTTTCAGAAATTTTACTTAGTGTTATGGAAAACACAATTAATGAAAATCCTGATAATGGGACTTCAGAGAGATTAGAAAACAAATGAAAGAACGCGGAGAAATATGATCGCTAATATTGAACAAACAGTACTCCGTAACCTTTTGGTTAATGAACCGTATATGCGAAAAGTATTACCGTTTATTAAACCAGAATACTTCGAAGGAGTATACCAAAAGCTATTTAAAGAAGTAGCTAAGTATGTGGCAAAATATAATCGTTTGCCAACTGCAGAATCATTTAAAATTGAACTTGATGATTCAAATCTAACTGAAGAACAGTATCGTCATGCTGTAGAAATCATTCCGGAAATCTTTAAGAAAGAGGAAGTAGACAACGAATGGCTATACGATAAGACTGAAAAATGGTGTCAGGATCGTGCATTATATAATGCAGTAATGGAATCAATTAATATTATTGATGGCAAACATGCATCCCTTACGAAAAATGCACTACCAGATATCTTAAGTAAAGCTCTTGGCGTTACATTTGATACTAATATTGGTCACGACTATATTGAAGATGTGGAGTCACGATATGAGTTTTATCACAATAAAGAAGAAAGAATTCCATTTGATCTACAAATGTTTAATGAAATTACAAAAGATGGTGTACCGAATAAGACACTTAACATTGCCCTCGCAGGTACTGGCGTTGGCAAGTCTCTATTTATGTGTCATGTTGCTAGTAGTGTTCTTTCGATAGGTAAAAACGTTCTTTATATTACTATGGAAATGGCAGAAGAACGCATTGCAGAACGTATCGATGCTAATCTATTAAATATTCCGATTGACCAGATGGAAAATGTATCAAAAGGTATGCTTACTGAAAAGGTGAATAGAATAAAGACGAAAACAAACGGTAAGCTTATCATTAAAGAATATCCTACTGGTGCAGCAAATGCTAATCATTTCCGCGCACTACTCAACGAACTTAAACTTAAGAAATCATTTGAACCAGATATTATCTTTATTGACTATCTAAATATATGTGCATCTGCACGTATGAAAGCTATGGGAGGATCGATTAATTCATACACGTACATTAAGGCAATTGCTGAAGAGTTACGCGGTCTTGCGGTCGAGTTCGACCTACCGGTCTTCTCTGCAACGCAAACGACTCGTTCTGGTTTTACTAGCTCGGATCCTGGGCTTGAAGATACGTCCGAGTCTTTTGGACTACCCGCTACCGCTGATTTGATGTTTGCTCTTGTATCTAGTGAAGAACTAGAGCAACAAGGACAGATTATGGTTAAACAATTAAAAAATAGATACAATGATCCGAATAAGCATAAACGGTTTATATTGAATATAGATAGAAGTAGAATGAGATTATTTGATGCAGAGGCAGAAGATCAGGATCTAGTACAAGATACACCAGTATTCGATAATAGTGAAATATCACAACGTTTTGCAGATTTTAAATTATAGGAAATATTATGGCAAAAAAGAGACAAAGAGCAACCCAAACTTCTAAGGGGACAACGCATCAAAATCCAAGTAGGTTAGGTAAGCGTATTCAAAAACAATTGCGTAGAGAATATAACGGAAGTACTCTTCAAATTATTAATAAAATAAACGCGCATAATTCTGGAAAGAAAACGCTAATCACTATTCCGAATACTAATAAAGAAGAAACGAATAAACCTTTTATTAAGGTTAGTGGTAAAGAATTCTTTAATAGAACTGGTTCGAAAAGCAATGCTAGCACGTCTAATTAGTTGTTCTCAAGCTTCAGAAAGCTTATATGTGGGTGATGATGTACAAGATCTTATTTCATATTGCGCTCGCGTATCAAATCCTAGTAATCAGATGAATAGTGAAACATCTGATAAGCTTCTTAAATATCTTATAAAACATAAACACTGGTCACCATTTGAAATGGTAAGTGCCTGTATTGAGGTAGAGACGACCCGTGATATTGCACGTCAGCTTCTCCGACATAGATCGTTTTCTTTTCAAGAATTTAGCCAAAGATATGCTGATCCTACTAATGATCTACAATTTGAGCTAAGAGAAGCAAGACTTCAAGATCTAAAAAATAGACAAAATTCTATTCAAATAAAAGATCAAGAGCTACAGAAAGCGTGGGATGCTAGACAGCAAGAGGTCATTGATGCTTCACTGTCAGCATATCAGTGGGCCATTCAAAATGGTATTGCCAAAGAACAGGCAAGAGCAGTTCTACCAGAAGGTAATACTAAATCAAAACTATATGTAAATGGTACTATACGTTCTTGGATTCATTACGTAGAACTTCGTAGCGGTCATGGTACACAGTTAGAACACATCGAATTAGCCAGAGAAATTGGTTGTGCTATTTATTCAATTTTTCCAATAATGAAGGAATTTGTTCATGGAAGTCCAAATTCGAAATAAAGAATTACTTGAATATCTAGATAATTTTATAGAGACTTTTTTTGCTATACCTGGATATGATAGTCCTGAATTTAATCTGATGGACGGTAAAGATCCCAAGATCAATGGCGAATTATATTGTTCAGATGAATATCTTTTTAAGCATATCGCTTTAGGAGATAAACATAAAGGATTTCCTGAAGAGCACTATTCAAGTCCGCTTATGGTAATGGTAGAAAAAAATCCAGAATTATACGAAGATCTGGCTAAAAGTATTAGAACTGAATTTACTAAAATTTTAGGATGTCATAGCGTAGCACTATCAAATTATTATCCACCAGGAGGATTTGTAGGATGGCATACAAATTGGAATGCCAATGCCTATCAAGTTCTTTTTACCTGGTCAAGAACTGGTGACGGATATTTTCGTTATTATGATATGAATAAAAAAAAGATAATTACCGAAAAGGATAAACCGGGCTGGCAATGTAGATACTATTATTTTGGGAGAGAGGATGAACCGGAACACCATTGCTGGCACGCAGCGTATGCTGGATGTGATAGATTTACTCTAGCATATAAATTTGTCAACGAACGATTGGGATCTCCTACAGATAAAATGGCTAGAGAAATGAGAGACCAATTGATAGAAGAAATCGAGGAAGAATAAAATGGCACTTATTTCTACTTACTATGCTGGAAACGGCGATGAAGGTAAAGCTGAAGTTCATAAAAATATGGAAGAAGGAACATGTTTTATTAGATATTATGATAGTAATGGTATAAGATTTTTTACAGAAGAATTTCCCGGTAAATCTCTTTATTATGTTGAAGATGCTGCAGAGAATTGGGCATTAGGTATTAAAAAGCTTGAGGGGGATTTACTTCTCGGCTAAACTTTGGTATAATAATTGTTATGAAAAAGATATTGATAATTGGATATGGTCGGCACGGCAAAGATACAGTAGCAGAGTATCTTCGTGATAATTATGGCTTAACATTTAAGTCTTCATCTATGCATTGTGCAGAAAACGTAGTCTTTCCTGCACTTAAAGATATGTACGGTTATAAAACTGTAGATGATTGCTTTGCCGATCGATCCAATCATCGCAAAGAATGGTATGATCTTATATCAAAATATTGTGAAAAAGATCCATCCAGAATTGGTCGTGAGATATTTGAAATATCTGATATGTATTGCGGCCTTAGAAATAAGCGTGAATTTCATTCGATCAGAAATAATGGTATCTCAGATGTAGTTATTTGGGTAGATCGTTCAGATTGGCTACCACCTGAAGATGAATCAAGCAATACTCTTAAGCCTTGGATGGCTGACTATGTTATTGACAATAATCGTGATATAGATGAACTACACAGAAATGTCGACGATCTTATGAAATTATTAAAATTATAAATATAATTTGTAACGGGGAAGCTAACCGAAAGATAGACTGGACGCGGGGGCAGTACCCGCCGCCTCCACCATAAACACATGGATAACCAACTTTGGGCAATTTATTTAATAATGGTACTCATGGCAGTTGCTATGGTACCATTTCTAGTAAGGGTTCATATGACTCATAATTTATTAGCTATGTGCTTATGATGGGGGCGAAATAGGATCGACAGGTATTAAATAGGAACGTGGAGTTACACGGATGACCGCGTAATAGGTCAATTTAACTAAATGCAAACGATAACTTTGCTCCTGAGATGCGCCTAGCGGCATAATCTCTGGGCCCGCAGGAGCCTCGAAACAG